CACGCGACATAGATTTTCGCTCGAAAGAGGGTAAAGCATGGCGCGATTCACAAACGCTTCCAATTATTGACGAGGATCAGGCAACCGCCCTGGATGCCGCCGCCAATAAAGTTATGGCACATAAATATGCCAGCAGCATTTTGGCTAACACCGAAAAAGAAGTCTCCGTATTTAAGTGGCGGAATCTAGGTGGCGACTTGCTTCTCAAGGGGCGGCTGGATGCCGTTGCCGAAGATGACAATGGTTACACGACCATTGTCGATATTAAAACAACCGAGGATGCCAGCCAAGCGGCATTTGCAAAAAGCATAGCCAATTTCGGTTATGCCGAGCAGGCGGCTTACTACATGGATTTGATTGGGGCATCCTTTTTTATCTTCATTGCCGTTGAAAAAACAGCCCCCTACGAAATTGGCGTTTATTGCCTGGACAACGACTCTATTGACCACGGGAGAGCAATTAATAATCGCAACTTGGATACGCTTGAAAACTGCCTAAAAACAAATCAGTGGGCAGGTTACAGCGACTCACTTCAAACCATCAAACTGCCCGCTTGGGCAACTAAATAATATGGAAGACATCACCCCTTACATAGTGAAGCCTAAAAAGCTTGAGCAGACATCGACGCAAACAGTTCATGTCTATCGGTATGAAAATGGTATCACGATCAAATTTGTCGATAAGAAATTTGACCGGGCAGAATTCGCGGCACAAAGCCCATACACTCGCGAACAATGGAGAATGATGGCATCCATCGAGGCTGAAATCACAAGATTGGAGGCGCAGTTATGAGCGCAATATACGAAATAGATTTGCCGCTATGGTCAGCGGCAAGTTTCCGGCTAACAAAACAAGCCCAACAAGTCATGCTGGACGAGCAAAAGGAAAAATCCATAGACGCTCAAGAAATTGTGGCAGAGCGAGCCGGATCAGATTGGGCGGATTACTGCCTAGAGTTGATTCGTTCTATCGCCAAAAAAAATCCTAGATTTACGAGCGACCATGTGATGATTGCCATGGAGCGAAAGCCACATGATTCCAGGGCTTTAGGCCCAATGATGAAAGCAGCGCAGCGGAGTGGATTTATTAAACCCCTAGAGGTTTATGAGAAAAGTATTCGGCGTCATGCCACCCCATTGCGTGTGTGGGAATCCCTAATTATTGAAAGCCTATAATTATGTCAAACTATCCAATAATCGATAAAAAAAACGAACTAGTGCTAGGACACGGCCAAACACGATTCATCGGCAGCGTCGAGGCCGCGCATGATTTCGCAGGGAAAATAGTTAGCTGGAAGCCTGCAAGCGAACCCCCCGTTGAGGGGCAAATGGTTTTGCTGGCTTTGGATAGCGGCGAAGTGTGGACGGGGTATTTATCTGATGACGGCCTGTGGAAATATCCTAACGCCGACCCGGTTAGTGAGCAGGTCAAATTCTGGATGGAATACCCGCCCGCGCCATGAAGCCTCCCGCCCTCATCGCCGGAACTTTGCTGGTAATTGTTTATATTTTGGCGACAATTCTTTACTGGATTGAGGCCGCACAACCCAAACACAACCTATGCCCACTTTGCGGGGAAGAAGCCCAACCATGAAACAAAAGCCTAAAAAACAAAAAACGAAATTACAGAATCAAATCCGTGATCTGGAATACGAGATCGACGCCGCTCGCCAAATCTTCGCGGCACTCACCGCCTCGCGCAATATCAACTGCCACGCCTACGAGGAAATGACTATCTGGCTACAAAAGCGCAAGGAGGAGGAAAAGGCATGAAAACCGATGTCCTTCCAGAAAACATCCTGCGGTGCATGAGCGCCGAGGATAGAGCGACCCACGCAAAATTGGTAGGGCATCCCAACGCCGGTAAAACTAGCGACGAATTGCGCCAATCCGCAATTAACAAAGACGAAAAAGCCGCGCAGAAAGAAATCGCCAATTATCTACGGATGAAAGGAATTGAATTTATTAACCCCGCCATGAATAAAAAAAGCCCCCTCCCCGAGGGTTGGCCTGACTTTACCTTGGCGATGCCTATGCGCCCTATCGGCTTAGAGGTTAAGGTGTGGGGCCAGAAGCCGCGCCCGGAGCAAGAAGCACGGCATCAAAAAATGAGAAATAACGGATGGAATGTCTTTGTTGTTAGCGGAGTAGCCGAAGTTGTTGACATCTTACATAGCATCAACCCATGAACACCGAAAAATTAATCGAAAAAATTAAAAACCGCCTTGATGAAAACACGGCGGACGCAGAAATCTTTAACGAGGTTTTAATGACGCTGGAAAAATATCGAGCCGGATTCTCGCAGGCTCTGGCTGTTAAAACCATGTGGGAGAGGCGAGCCGAGGCGCTTTTCCAGCAAAACAAAAAACTAAAACGCGAAAAAGCACAAATCAAACTGCAATGACTAAACAGCAATTATCATTAGCCCGTCGATTTTTGCGGGAGCAAAACAAGCGGTTCGGCCACGCCATGACTTTAATCCCACGGGAAATGTGGGGAGACGAAGCCGAGAAAGATGCGCCTGAAACTTTGGCGGAATGTTGGAGGAGCCGGGATTACTGCGCCCAAATCCATCACGATCCGGGCATTGTTAGAATTAGCGTGTGCCGGACGGCCCTCTACAAAAACGGACAATGGCAAGACGCGATTACTTGGGAGGAATTACAGCGGATAAAAAACGAAATCGGGTTTAGCGAACACGAAGCGATTGAAATTTACCCGCCACGGGAGGATGAGGTAACAATAGCCAATATGCGCCACCTGTGGGTTTTGCCAGAAGGCCAACGCTTGCCCTTTTCATGGAAAGCAAAAAATGAGTGACATTCACAACATTATTGCCGCTCTGCAAACGCTAGGCGGAAACATTGAAACCCCCGAAGAAGGCGACACGATGGCTGAAATGATTTTTCAAACAAAATGCCTGTGCCTCGATGCCGCTGACAAACTGACTTGTCTGGCAAAAGCCAGCGAAGGTTTGGCAAAAAAATACTACAGCATTAAACGCCGGAAACTGGAACTGGAAGAGGAACTGGCGGCATTAAAAACAGAAAAAGCCTTTTGGCAACAAATTCATGAAACCAACAACTACTGAATCTGATTCGTTAAACGAAGAAGACACCAATGAGAGCCAGCCTGGCCGTTTTTGTCGGGAACCCGAAGATCTTCCGACGAGGGAAGACCTGTTAAAAGAGGCCCGAGATTTTCATGACGAGTGGAGCCGCAGGAACCCCAACTCTGTTTACGGCCAAAGCTACCTATGAAACGACCCTCTTTTCAGTTTTATCCGGGCGACTGGCTTCGCGACACAGCTTTGCGAACCTGTAGTGCGGCGGCTCGCGGATTATGGATCGACATGATTTGTTACATGCACGAAGGTTATCCTTACGGCTACCTGAAGGTTGGGGATAAGGTTATCCTTCCAGCCAACCTTGCCAGAATGTGCGGGCTAACCTTACAAGAAACGGAAGGTTGCCTGACTGAATTGCGCGAAGCCGGAGTTTTTGAAGTCGATGAAAATCAGGTGATTTTTTCACGCCGCATGATTCGCGATGAAAACATTAGGAACGCAAGAGCTTCCGGCGGAAAATTAGGGGGCAATCCATCTCTAAAGGATAACCAGAAGGTTAACCTTCCCCCTAACCTTCCCGATGCAACCAAGGTTAAGCAAAAACCAACCCCTTCATCTTCTTCTTCTTCTTCACCTTCAATAGAAGAATATCCAGAAAATTTGAAGACCACGGAATTTCAAAAGGCTTGGACGGAATATCAGGACTACCGCAAAAACACGCGCTTGAAAACCCTGCTACCGGCAAGCCAACTGAAGCAACTAAACAGAATGAGTGAGTGGGGGCATGACATTGCCATCAAGATGATCGAGGAATCGATTGCTAATGGCTGGCAAGGAATCTTTGAACCAAAAGCTGGCCTTGCCGGAACATTCAACAAACCTTTTGTGAAACCTAAAGCTATTCCTTGTCTATGAGCAACGAAAAACGAGTCCCGATAGCCGTTACCGCCGAAGCAGCAGCCCTGTCTCTATTGGCCGCTGATCCAGATTTGCTGTCATCTATTGCATGGGATGCTTCATTTTTTGCCTTGGACGGACACAGGGCGATTTTTACAGCCATGGAAAGGGTTTATGCGCGGAGCGGCACTTGTAACGCGATAGCGGCCATTTCCGAGCTAGAAACTACCGGCAAGCTCGATTTTGCAGGAGGTAGGCAAGGCGTATTGGATATTTTAAGCACCATTACGCTAGGCCCTGGCCCAGCGGGAATGGAAATTGCCCTTGAATATCGAAATCATCTAGCGAAGGCAAAAAGTTTCCGCGATGTTTTAAAAATATGGGATGAGTCCGAGGCTGACATTCGGAGGATGTCGGCAGACATTACCGAGTTAGCCGACCAAATAGCAAAAACCGGGACGGAATCTTTGACTCCCGCAAAATCTGTCAAAGAGCATTTGAAAGATTTGATTGATGACCTGGAGCTAAAAACGCCGATTGAAACATTTTCCACGGGGATAAGTGCATTAGATCATTGTTTCCACGGCGGCATAATGAGGGGCGAAATGCTAGTGGTTGGGGCTGATACAGGCGGAGGTAAAAGCATTTTGCTATATCAAATCGCTTTACGGGCGTTAGAAGCTGGAAAAAAGGTAGCAATATTTTCTTTGGAAATGCCAGCCAAAGCGATTCTGCGCCGGATAGCCTGCAATATGATTGGGAAGCGCGTTGAAACCGCCCGAGAAATGACAGGGATTATTGATCGACAACATACAGCCAGCGCGAAAGAGCTAACAACGACACTATCAAAGCTGATGACCATGCCGTTGACGATACACGACACGCTATCCGAGGTTGGAGAGATAGACGCCGAGGCAAGGCGATTAGCGGCACTTGGCAAGGCAGATTTAATTGTCGTGGATTATTTGCAAATCGTCACGATGCCGAAGGCGGATAGCCGGGAGCAGGCGATTTCCGAATTGGCAAGGCGTTTGAAGCTAACCGCGCTAAAAACTAACAGCGCCGTATTGACGGCCAGCCAGTTAAATGAGGACGGCAGATTGCGCGAAAGCCGGGCGATTGGACATCATGCGGATAGCGTTATTGCAATTAGTCACACAGAATCACGGGGGAATATCATAATTTTAAAAAATCGGCGCGGTCAACGAAGCACTACTATCCCCGTGAATATGCGCGGCGATATAAGCCGTTTCGAGGAAGTTGTAGGACAATGAATTCTGATGATATTTACGAATTGGCACTCAAGAAAATTGAGGCAGCGGAAAAGTATTGGAGTTCAAAAAGCCCCAAAGACCGAGAAAAAGCGGATATTTTTTACCAAGAGGCACGCGACTTGCGAGAGCAGTTTATCGAAATCACCCAAAACAACCAACAAACCAACCAATAACAAAAAAATATGAGCAAAAGCAAACTAATCAGCGGCAGCATTGATGTCACTAAAATTGACAAGACTCGCCTTATTAAAGGCGAAAAAGGAACTTATCTTAACATTGACATTTGGATTAACGACGAGCCGGACAAGTATGGGAATCATGTGAGCATTTCTATGCGCCAAAGCAAGGAAGAGCGTGAAGCCAAAACATCCAAAACCTATATTGGCAATGGCAAAAAAGTCCTGGGCTGGGATGGCGAGCCGTCTAAACCTAAACCCTCCTACACTCCCCGCCAGCAGGACGACAATGGCGATGAAATCCCATTTTAATTTATGGCTACATATTTAATACACTGGCCCGACAACGACATTAAAATTGTTGAAGCGGGAAGCGAGGTTGAGCTTTTCGATATAATTGACGAGATCGCCGACCCATTTTGTGCGGAAATCTATAAAATTACGGGGCGATTAAATCTAACTATATTACATGAAAAAGATAAAGAGGGAAATAAATTTTATGAAGATCGAGATTCCTGTAAATGTAAGAGGTTTAAATTCAAAGACGATGTATTTGAAAGATGGCTTGGCCTTCCAGGGGATGTAACCATATCAGATTCCATTAGAGAAATGTGCGGGGTAGGGCGAAATGATGAAAATTAAAAAATGTGGATAATACCAAAAAACTTTCACACATATCCCTGTGCTATGGTTACGGAGGCATTGACCTTGGATTGCACCGAATTTTTGGAGAGCAATTACAACTCGCCGCTGCTTGCGAGATCGAAGCCTATGCCTTGGAAAACCTTATGTCAAAAATGGAAGCAGGGATCATTCCAGCGGCTCCGGTTTGGACTGACCTACGCACATTCCCTTGGGAGCAGTTTTTGGGAGTCTGGATGGTTTCGGGAGGCTTTCCCTGTCAACCATTTTCAAGCGCCGGAAAACGCGGAACCGACGCTGACCCCCGACACCTATTCCCACACATCCTTGATGGAATCCGAAGATGCCGACCTTCCTTTGTTTTCTTGGAAAATGTTGAAGGAATCATTTCTGCAAAACTCTCCGGGGACGATTGGCGCGACCCCGCAGGAACGCCCGTTTTGCTACATGTCCTCCGCGAACTGGAACGAGTGGGTTATCGAGCAGAGGCGGGAGTATTCGACGCGGCGAGCGAAGGAGCGCCACAACAAAGGAAAAGAGTTTTTATCCTGGCCCACCGCAAACACGCGAGATTGGAAGGATTCTGTGAATTCCGTTCCACCATCAGTTGGACAGACAAGGGGTCACAGTTTGGGGATGGCGGTAGCAGCGGAGGGCAAGGCTACGCTATCGCGCCTTGTGGAGTCTGGCCCAGCCGCCCTGGCCAACCCCAGCACGGATGGGAGCCGCCAAGAGTTTTGGCAGACGCCAGATGTCGGCAGCACGGCGGGCGGGAGATCGGCGAGGGGCCAATCCAAACCGCACAAAGCGAGCTTGGAGAAGCAATGCCAATGGGCAACGCCGAACTCCTGCGACTACAAAGGAGCGACATCGCTGGATGCTTGCAAGAAGTGGGAACATCGAGGGCAGAACTTGCCGGAGATGGTTTTGGCGAAATGGGCAACTCCAAATGCGTTTTGCTTTCAACCGCCGGAGAACACGGAGCAATGGACGAAGCGAGCGGAATACCAGCAGACCGAAAAGGGGGTGAATCTTCACAAACCAATACAAACACAAGTCCTGCACGAATTGGAGAAACAATGGGCGACCCCGCAAACACAGGACGCCCACAATGTGGAGCAGAAAACGAAAACACACAAAACGATACCCGCGCAGCTTACGAAAATGAATTCTCCGGGGAAACTGAACCCGCGCTGGGTCGAGACACTCCAAGGACTCCCGATGGGATATACCGAATCCGAATGCCCGCCCTCTGTGATCAAGAATTGGACGAAATTTATTTTTGGATGAACATAACAACAAACCGAGTGGATCAACTCAGATTGCTAGGCAACGGATGCGTCCCGCAAACCGTAGAAACTGCGTTCCGAACGCTTTACAAAAGACTTGAAGCCAACCTAAAACCTATTACCTTGCCGAAACATTTGACATGAACCTACCCGAAGCAAAAGACCTAGAGGAATTTAGCCTCCCCTACCCTGACAAAATCGACCCCGATATTTTGATTCAAAACATCGAGAGCATGAATCTTGGGTGGAGCCTGGATCACACCCACATCACCGAGGCCCGAATTTGGTTCAATTTTCATGTTATCGGGCGGTATCGCCCACGCACCACGGAGCCATTAAGCAAAATGCTCTGGCAGGCTTTAAGCAATGCACACCACAACATTTTAAATGGAACAACAAATTATGCCTAAATCCCAAAACCCGCTTCAATTTTTAAAAGAATCCACGCCAGTATTTCTAAAAACCTGCGAAAAATTTGCAGGCCCATATTTCCAAAGCGAAATCCGCTGGCTGGCTAACGCCGTACGCGATGCCGGGAATCAAAAACATAGCGTCTATTTTTCCCTACGAAAGAACGGCAACAAAACCTCGGTGACGATTTACCTGCGAAGGATGGGAGCGAAATTGTTACCGCAACCGCTTTCGGAGCTTTTTCTGACGGCCAACGAAAAAAATAGCGAGAATCTAAATTGCGAAATTTATGAACCCTGCGCGGATTTTAGCGAAACCCTCGATTGGATCGTCAACACGCTGAAAATGGGACACACGCCGGTTATATTGGAAAAAAACGAAGAGCATTTTTGCGCGTTTGTACGAAACAAAATGGGTGATCGAAGCATCGATTAATAATGGGGAGATAAAAGAATTTTAACGAAGGCAACAAATAAAAGTCACGACAAATATGGAACCAGAAAACGCAATTTTGCAAGCCGAGGAAAAACCAGAAAAAAAGAAAGTTGGACGCCCGAGCAGCTACACAAAAGAAATTGCCGAAGAAATCTGCTGGCGGCTGAGTGAAGGGCAAACAATGAAAAGCATTTGCTCGCTGAACCACATGCCCGACATAACAACGGTCTTTGATTGGGAGACAAAAAATGGGGAATTTTCCCAACTCTCCGCGCGGGCGCGGGAGGCCGGAACCCATGTCCTGGCCGACCAATGCATCGAAATTGCCGACGATCCGCTATTAGACCCTGCGGATAAAAGGGTGAGGATCGACACTCGCATTAGATTGATAGGAAAATGGAATGCGAAACGATACGGCGACAAGATTGAGCATAAAATTGACCAGAATTTCATCCCCCTCGATGAGCTAGAGCGGAGGATGGCTGAGAGTCTTAACCGGCAAAAAGCCGAGCAAATCCAACTAGAACAAAACACCAGAATCGAATAATATGAAAGAAAGCTACAAGAAGAAGGGCTTCACCGAGTATAACAAGCCCAAACGAACCCCGAATCACCCCACCAAAAGCCATGCAGTCGTTGCGAAAGAGGGGCCATTTGAAAAGCTGATCCGGTTTGGGCAACAAGGCGTGAGCGGAAGCCCAAAGAAAAAAGGGGAAAGCGACGAATATCGAGGAAGGCGCGAGAGCTTTAAAGCGCGACACGCAAAAAATATCGCCAAAGGGAAAAAGAGTGCGGCTTATTGGGCCGATTTGAAGAAATGGTGACCTATGAATTGTCGATTTTGCGGCTTTGAAATGTGGACTGACGATAAATACGGCTGTCCGAACTGCTATGGTGAAGGTCTGGAAGGACAAGAATCGTGGAGAAAACAAAAAAATAATCGAAAATCCGGCGCGAAGCGCCCTAAACAGAGTTACCCCCAAACGCCTATGCGGCGAGCATCGGGGGCCGGGGCAGAGCCCTGGGAGGAATAATCAAATCAAAATGAAAACTTGTAATATCAGCGAAGAATTAAAAAGAAATCCTGCGTTTTATCGGGCGAAGCTAGCCTGTAAAATATCAAGAGACTCCATAAGCGGAGAAACCCCGCCGCCAGCCGGATTAGGGCGCATCGATTGGGTGCTGTATAATTTATGTCATGCCATCGAGGACATTGTAATTGGCCTGCAAAAAGAATTTGAGGGAATAGCCCCCCAAAAAACAGAAGCAAAACCAAAAACCAAAAAAACCCCCGCAAAAAAACCCCTGCCGGAACATTCAACAAAAAACAACCATGCAAAAAACCTACGAAGAACTAGAAACCCTGATTATTGAATGGGCGGAAGCCCGTCAAATCATCCAGACCGCCACGCCTACGAGCCAGCTATTGAAGGCGTTCACCGAAATGGGAGAACTGACGGACGCCCATTTAAAACATGACGAGGCCGGAATTATTGACGCCATCGGCGATGTCCTGGTGTGCCTGATAAATTATTCGGCCATAAAAAAAATCAGCGTCACCGGCAGCTTGGCGAGTGCCTACGAACAAATCAAGGGCAGGAAAGGAACCCTGACACCCGAGGGAACTTTTGTAAAAGAATGAAAAAGAAACCAACCAATAAGCCGGCATCGGCGCCAATCGTCCCGCGAATCTGGCTCATCACCACAGCCACCGGCAAGAAAATCGCCATCCAAGCGAACAACGAGCAGGAAATTCCGGCCAAACTAGGCCGGGGATTCAAAGAAAAAATCATTGAGGCCATTCCAACTTCAAAAACAAAGCTCAAATTATGCGCTTAAAAGCCTATCCAGATTGGGCCTGCTCCCCATGCGGGAAAAAGCACGGGGCGCGAATGAGACAAGAAGCCCCCTCTACATTTCACTATGGGAAATGTGATATATGCGGGGAAAACACATCCGTCACCCAGCCCAGGGACTACGGGCATTTTCCAAAATGGTTTCAAATGAAGGAGGGAAAATAAAAATATGACAGAAATCGAGGCAGGAATTTACTTGGCGATGTTTATTGCCGGATGTTTTTTTTGCTATTTCCTTGGCCAGAAAGACATTATTGATACAATAAAAAGGAATAGAGAAAAACGCCAAAGGTGGCGGGAATTTTTTGATGAATAAAGCATGAGCGTGGAGTTGCATGGTATTTCCGACACGGAAAACAAGTCTGCTTATTGCGAGCTTGGGGAAGAAGCCGAGCGGCAATTCTTAGTTAATTCAATCAATGAAGGGATTGGATTTACGATCAACCCAGCCAAGACCGAAAATATATTTACGCACGACCTGTTTGCTTTATTTCCGAGCGATCTTAAATCGAGATTCACCCCATTCAAAACAGCGGATCGGTATGGCATCGATCCTGACTATGCGGTGACAATCAACGAGAAAGATTTAATCCGTTACGGCAAACTCTACCCGCATATTTGCATCATCCTCGATATTCATTTCCCGCATTACCGGGCAACGCATTACGCCCCGCTTTTTTTCC